CTGGATAACGGAGTTATCCTTCACAGAATCAGAGCACTACGTGGTTTTGGTAGTGTCAAAGCTGGGGACCTCGGTGGTTGGATAGAGAGGGAATCCAACCTATCACACAAGGGAAATTGCTGGGTGTTTGACGATGCGTGGGTGTTCGGCAATGCAGAGGTGTATGGCAATGCGTGGGTGCATGGTGATGCACTGGTATATAGCTATGCCTCACTGCGAGACGATACACGGGAGCGGGCAGGTCAAGACAAAACTTGAGTCATCTAAAGGACCTTCGCCCGCTCCAAAGTTTATAATAATAATTATGATGGAGAATTAAACGATGCACGATAGCGGAACAAGACAAAAATTTGCAACGGGAGCGGTAAGGGATGCCGCTACAGGAAAGCCACGGCCTGATCTCGTATCGCCTTTTGCAGAAGAAAGAATTGGCAAGTGGATGGCACTTGGGGCAGAGAAATACTCAGAACGTAATTGGGAGGCTGGTATACCGATCAGTAGATGTATCGCGTCTCTATCCCGGCACTTGATGGCATACAAGGCAGGTAAAAATGACGAGGATCATCTGGCGGCAATAGCCGTGAACGCACAGTTTATCATGCACTATGAGGCTATGATAGCTGCTGGCGTTCTTCCGCCTACACTTGACGACATGCCACACTATCATTCTCGTATGATCGAGACTTACATAGAGAATGATAAGGAGTTTATGGACAGCCTGACGCCGGGTCCAATACCCACAGCGAGTTTCTCAGTGGAGGCTTTGAAAAAGGGCGACAAAGTGATTGTGGAATTTGAGAACAGTGTCGCCGATGGTCTTGTAGAAGCTCTAAAAAAGCAAGGGTATGCCGTGATCGAGGAGACATTATCGGATTGCCACGATTTCTTCGTGGCGAATGTCGGCAACGGAAAATCAGGGATAATCATCTATCCAGAAGAAATCATAGGCTATGCCGATTCCCCGAAAGGAGAATAACATGCGAGTCTATTTTAGTCACCCCATCCGTGGTAAGAAAGGCAAGGATGCGACAATACAAGACATGGAAGCCAACAACAAGAAGGCTGTACGGATAGCTAAAGAATGGAAGTGTATGCTCGATGACGTATTATGTGAATCAGGTCCTGTAGAGTTCTATGTGCCGGGAGAGCATGATGAATTTGTGATGTTGGCGTATAACCACGGCTATCTTGACGAGACTCAAATTCTTGACATCGACTGCGTGATAATAGACCGCTGTGATCTGGTGCTCGTGTACAACGAGGAGCAAATATCGCACGGTATGCAGGTCGAAATCGACTACGCCAGAGGACACGGTATGCCTGTGTTATTCACAAAGGGGACACCAAATGAGTAGAGTGCTTGCAATAGGTGATCTGCACTGCCCAGTAGAACATCCGGGTTACTTGAGCTTTTGTCGTGATCTGTATAAGCAATGGCGGTGTGATACTGTGGTGTTCATGGGTGATGTGGCCGATTTTCAGGCAATATCATTTCACGCCAATAACCCGATGTGTCCCGGACCAGATGATGAGTATACCCTTGCTAAGCAGAGCATACAACGATGGTACAGAGCATTTCCAGAGGCAAAGGTATGTATCGGTAATCACGACGAGCGTGTGATCCGGTTGGCGGAATCAGTGAATATACCATCCCGTTTTCTCCGTGATTATGAAGACGTATGGAGAACTCCGGGGTGGGATTGGATGCACGAGCATATCATTGACGGCGTATACTACTTCCACGGCACAGCACAAGGCGGTACTCATCCAGCGTGGAACACTGCTGGCAAGATGCTGATGCCGGTGGTCATGGGGCACTGCCATAGTAGGGCGGGTATAAAGTGGAGGGCCAACCCCCTGTGCCGCATATTTGCCGTTGACGTTGGCTGTGGAATAGATGTAGATGCGTTCCAGTTTGCTTACGGCAAACATTGCAAAGAGCGTCCTATCCTATCGGCGGCTGTAATACTGGATGGTCTACCCTACCACGAAATAATGCCGTGCGGAAAAGGTGAGCCATATCATAAAAAGAGTTTCAAAAAGGAGAGAGTGCGATGAGTGAATTAGCCCATCACGACATAAGATTTAAGCGTGAAGGTTCAACAGTAGTGATGTATGTAGTCACTGATCTGCCGTTTGACGAAAAATTTCATTCGACTTATTTATTCCGCCATGAGTGTGATTCGATGGAAGAAGCAGAACTATTGTTGCGATACCTTAGAGAACGGCATGATCAGACCGTGGCCGAAATACGTAGAGCAGAGTTTGAATCAGGTTGGAAACACGCTAAGGCTAAGAAACACGGCCTCTCATATTTTGATTACTTCCGGACTAACTTGCTGCCTGGGGCTACACATGGGTAAGGGTTCACAACGTAGGCCGTGCTTAGTAAGCCGGGAAGAAGAAGATTTGCGGTGGAAACTCGCATTGGGTAAAATAACGCACCCTGAATTCTGCGAAGAAATGAAGAAGCTTAAAAAAGAGGATCGCTATGGGAAAATCAGTTAGCTTTGGCGACATGGACCGTAAACGATTGGTGCTAAAAGCAAATTTGAAAGTTGAAACTGCAATCACCGATCTAATCGGGAAGGTGAAATCAGGGTATACCCGTAACATGTTGAACAAGTTTAGATGTATTGTATACCCCGGTAGGTCGCTCGACCTCAGCAGACTACCATTGTACTCGACAGACGGCTACTCACGTTATAAAAACGAGGATTCGTGCCTGCTGGAATTTGTTGGTAGTCTGATACGAACACTGTGGCTGGTACATTTTGGTTCTGATAAGCATATAGAACAACTAAACACACAGATCGCAGAGCTACAAGAATTTGCGAGGTACGGTACTGACGCTTATATGATAGTAGGTAGCGTATGCAAATATCGTCTGGTGAAGAAAAGTGACGACAAATGTTCGTACTGTAAGTCCGTGCTTCCTGTTGGTCATGCCCATGACTGCTGTGATTCGTGTTATAGTCGTGGCGTTCCGATGGTCCAGCAACAGCCCGAAGAATCTAAGCCGAAAGAAACAGAACAGATCGAGCCGGAAGGAGAAAAGGCGGATGGCGACAGTACATTATAATTGCCCGGCATGTAGAAAATGGGGGCGTAAAAGCATGGTATATGCACCGGGCACATACAACCACGTGTGTAAGTTTTGCAAGGTCAAGGTAAAACTCACGGTAACGGGACACGAAGTGTGGAGGCCGGGGACGGCAGATGCAAAATTGTGTGAACATTCTTGAAGAAATAGGCTGGCCTACTGATTTGTTGGTGCTTGACTTTGAGGTTTACTACGATACTGAGTACTCGTTATCGAGGCTGTCTACGATAGAGTTTATAACAGATAAACGATTTGAGTTTACCGGGATCGGCACAGCATGGAATATGGGAGATAGATTTGCTCCCATGTTTAACCACAATGTTCCCACGATAGTACGTGCTCTACAAAAAACCGCAGGTAGAGACCTTGAGAGGGCTACCATAATCGTAGCTAACGCAAAATTTGACATCACGATACTCAAAGAGAAATTTGAAATTGACCCACCTTACGTGGTGGATATACAAGACCTCGCTCGTTACTATGATTCAAGGATGAGACATCACCTAAAAGACCTTGCTAAGCTATTTGAAATAGGAGTAAAAGGGAACACAGAAGATTTCAAGGGCTTTCATCTGTCGGATATGAATGAAGAAAAAAGGACGGCATTGGGAAACTACTGTAAGAATGACATAGTTCTTGAGAGCGAAGTTTTTTTACGGTTGCTTCCATTGCTAACAAATCCAAAGATGGAGTTAGCCCTTGCCCGTCACACTCTTGGATTATACTTGAACGCACCATTTACATTCGACTTTCATTTGGCAAAGCAGCTTGGGCACGATATGGACGCACTGTTGTTGACCAAATTGTTTGCTTGTGGTCACAGCCACGAGGACATAAGCGGGAACAACTCCTTTGCAGCCATTCTCGAAGCTGCTCTGCCAGATGATCAGCATGTACCTACGAAACATGGAAAGAGAGGTCTGACCCCATGCTTTGCAAAGTCCGATGTAGAGTTTCAAGAATTGTTGAAACACCCTGATCCTAAAGTACGTGCCTTATGCGAAGCACGGCAGGCTGTTAGATCATGGCCGTCGCACACTAAGCGGATCGCAAGCATGAGAAATCAGGCAGAATGTTCTGGCGGTAAGCTTAGAGTACCACTGCGTTATTATGGATGTCACACTGGCAGATGGAGCGGGGGCGAGGGCATAAATCTCACAAATCTCGGCGGCAGGGGCAGGGCTGGTAGCGGGAATCACCCATTGATTAGCAAAGTGCGAAATCTTTTAAGTGCTGGACCAGAACACATGCTGCTTATAGCCGATTCAGCACAAATAGAAGCTCGTGTGTTAGCGTGGTTGGCAGGACAGAATGATTTAATAGCCGGGTTCGCAAATAACGAGGACATCTACAGTCAATTTGCAACCGTGCTTTTTAGATCGCCGGTTCGCAAACCTACTAACGACGACCCAAAGCCCGTCGCTGATCTCTTAAATATACGTAGGGGGTTTGGAAAGGACGCCATTCTTGGTGCAGGTTATGGTATGGGTGCATCCAAGTTTTATGATCGGTGCTATTCTAATGAGGAATTAAGACCATCATTTGAGTCTGGGCAATTCACTGTGCCGTTCATAGAGACACTTATTAGTACCTATCGTAAGACCTACTGTAAAATACCGGAGTTCTGGGGTGATGTCGAATCAAAGTTTAGATTGGTCATAAAATATCCGGGCAAAGAACTTTCTTACGGGGGCATGAAGTTTACCAACACGAGAGGAACAGTTGTTCTAACACTGCCGTCTGGTAGAAATCTATTCTACCGTCACGCCCACCTTGACAAAACTGGTACTATAAAGTACCTATGGGGTGCTTTGTGGGGCGGGTCGATCACCGAGAATATCGTGCAATCGGTATCGCGTGATCTATTGGTATACTGGTTGTTGCAATGTGAGTATCGTGGAACAAGAATCATATTTCACTGCTATGATGAATTAGTTGGAATAGCAGAAGAATCAAAAGCTGAATATGAACTCGAACGCATGAAACAAATAATGACTACCACGCCTGAATGGGCAGAGGGTCTGCCTCTCGGTGTCGAGGGGGAGATTTCAAAGGTCTATAAGAAATAGGAGTAAACTATGCCGTCGCCATTAGTAACTCAAGAAAAGAAAATTTTGCGTGGGTTCACGCCTATGGAAGTAGGACAGCTTGTTGGTCTGTCAATAAAAAGTGCCACATTGCGGTCCAATGCTAACGAAAAACAAGACGATTTGGATATGGCTATGGACTATCTGGGCTTTTTGCAGGAATACATAAAATTCCTTCGGGACTACACCACCACATGAGTAGACGCCATACCAAAAAGCAGACTTTCGCAGGATATGCAGAAGTCATAAACGCTATTCGAGAAGATCGTAAGCCTGATACTGGCAGAAAAGACGGGTCTATAGGAACCACGCCTATAGTGCCCGTCCCCGATCTTCCAGAAGCAGAGGTTCTAAAGCAAGTGTTGCACTGGTGTAAGACCAGACGCTTAGCAGTGGATCGTCTGAACAACGGGGCATTTGAAGTTTCTCCTGGAAAATTCTACCGGTACGGCATAACCGGTGCGGGAGATATAATGGGAATGTTTGCTGACGGTACACACCTTGAGATCGAAGCGAAACGAGGAAGGGGCGGGTCGCTATCGGTGGACCAACAAAAACGGAAGGAAGTAGTTGAGAAAAACAACGGTGTGTATATGATAGTACACGGTATAGCAGAACTCGAAGCTATAATGGAGAAATACTATGGAAAATTCCCGCAATAGGTCGTGGCACATAAGTGCTTCTTTTATGGCCGATTTTAAGGCGTGTTCCGAACGTTGCCACAACAGGTATGTGCGTGGTATAGTGCCGGATGAGGACAGTGATGTTCTAAGAATGGGCACAAATTGGCACAGGGTTCTTGAGATAAACGCCTTGCATCCGGGGGCAGAGTGCCCAGAATGTGCCGGTAAACAACACAACTTAGAGTGCCCGTTGTGTCAAGGGACTAACGTACTTCCCGACGATATGACACAAGCGGTACTCAGGTTCCTTAACAATGCCTATGCGAATTGCCCGGACGGAAAAGACAGAGAAGCATGGGAAACTGAACGTGCCGTGCTTATGAACAGCCTCATAGCCTATAATTGGCTGTACCAGGACGATGAGGGTGAAGTCATATCTACAGAAATACCTTTCAAGATCAGGGTTCTCGAACCCGGTGGTATGCCAGTGGGTGATGCTTGGCTGGTAGGCAAAATTGATAAGCTTATGCGTATGCCAAATGGACAGATCGTCGTTCCAGAGCACAAGTCTACGAGTAGCGACCTATCGCCAGAGTCGCGTTATTGGAGCCACTTAAAGCTCGATGTGCAGACGACACTATATCCGTATGCAGCAAGGCGATTGCAGAAGGACGGTGAGCTTGAGAAGTTTGGGATCAAGTCCACTGATCCGCTTATCTCAGATATTATGTTGGATGCTTGGCATAAGCCTATGATTAGGCCGAAGTTTTTGTCACAGGGTGACAGCAAAACATTTATGGGATCAGGAGAATACTGTGGGGTCGCTTTTGGAATAGAAGGCGATCCCATACGAGTAGACAGTGAATTGGCAGAGATAAAGCCCGGTGCTAAGGATGGAACATACGCCATTAGGGAGACCATAGGTATGTTCGGGGCGAGACTACGGTTTGAGATTAGTCAAGAACCGTATAAGTATTTCACTCGGCGGCTATTATCAAGGACTGACGCTGATATAGCACGTGTGGAACAAGAAATCTTTTCTGTTCTGAATACAGTAAAATTTCTCAGTAGAACCAACTCATGGTGGAAAAACGAACATGCGTGTGAGGCGACGTACAAATGTCCGTACCTCGACCTGTGCTACAATAATGTTGATTTAGATGAGGGCGGTGTTCCCTCTGGATTCCGTAGTATCTTTGAAAGGAGAACCAGTGATTGATAAATCAAAAAAGAAACAACAGATCATGCCTTCTATGCCTTCCATGCCGAAGTCCGCTATGCCGAAAGCGAGGACTCCCGATCCAACACCTGCTCCCACAAAGAGCTTTAGCGTGGGTACGTGGAACAACAATGATGGTGAAAAGGTAATACTCTATGGCGATACTGGCATCGGCAAAACGAACTTAGCGTCTATGGCCCCCAATGCGGTCTTCATAGGACTCGATGACGGTGGGAGAAAACTCGCTAACCCGATTACCGGGGAAAGACTACAGTACGTCCAGGGCGTAACTACTTATGCCGACGTAAGGTCAGCGTTGCAGAATTATTCTATGTACGACGACTTTAAGACCGTTGTTATAGACACGGCTACGGTCTTACAGGACCTCGCGTCTGAGTATGTGGTAATGACCATACCGGCAGGCAAAGACAGTAGAGCGGTAAACATTCATAGCTACGGATACAATAAAGGATTCGATCACCTGTATGACGCTATGAAGGCTATACTGGCTGATTGTGATGAGCTTGTCCGGCGTGGGAAAAACATCATCATAATCTGCCAGTCATTGCCAAATAGGATTTCAAACCCCGGTGGCGAAGACTACCTGCGTGAAGGGCCACGGCTGTATGTCGGTAAACCGTCTATCGAGGCGTTGTACTGTGAGTGGGCCGACCATATCTTTCGCATCGACTACCACGATGCTTTTGTGAAAGACAAGAAGATTGCTGGTGCAACTGAAAGGGCAATCTATACACAGCCAGAGTTATACTTCCGAGCGAAGTCACGCACACTCGGTGATGACGCTGCCGTGGTGTCCTACAATAGCAGAGACAATGATTCGATATGGAGGTTTCTATTCCCGCAAGAATACAAGGAGACTGAGTGATGGGAATTCAATTAGTAAGATCAGACAAGCCCGGTAGAAACGATTTTTGCCCGTGCGGTTCTAAGCTTAAATTCAAGAAGTGCCACGGTGATCCGCTCAAGATTGCTGTGTGTAACCGAGTGGCGAATGAAAAGATGGTAGGACTCATTAGGGCAGAACAATTCAAGAAAATAATTAGGATGCAACAAGAAGCTTGTGAGGTTTGCGACGGAAAGGGTTACGTCATAGACCCAAATGGACTCGAACGAAAACCCTGTGAATGCCAATTTGTTAGGGGATAATAAAATGCTCGTAGATCGTGAAGGTACATTTAGAGGTAAGGTTATTGATCATGGCGTTAGCCTGACGAAAAACGGTTTCCCGCAATGGTCTGCAAAGTTTGTGGCCGAAGAAATCTGGGATGCTGACGAAGGTGTGTGGGTAAACTGGACTGATATGCAGGAAAATGAACTCACTGCATATTTTGTCATGTTTGGTAAAAACGGTGAGACGCTGAATGTAAAGCAGATCAAGGCTGCTACAGGGTGGGATGGTCTGTCATTCCGATCGCTCAACGAACTTGATTTGTCCGACACAGTGGTGCAGATGAGAGTGGCAAATCACACGTATGAAGGTGTCACCAAGTTGCAGGCCGATTGGGTTGATGCGGCAGATGCCGTACCTGGAACAGGTGTACGCAAGCTCGATGACACTGAGTTGGCAAAGATCGACGCCGCATTTGCAGCTATGTTGAAGCGTACAGCACCGGCTAAGGCCCCTGCCCAAGCACCGGCTAAGGCTCCTGCCCCTGTCCAAGCACCGGCTAAGGTCCCTGCCCAAGCATCGGCTGAGGCTCCTGCTACTAACAAACCTAAAAAGCGTGGTAGAAAGCCGAAAGATTCTGCTGCTATCTCCGAACTTCCTTCGGTCCCGGATGTGCCCGCTACAACTACTGTAAGTCAAGGTAGCTGTACTAAGCAAGAGGCGTGGGTTGCCGTGTGTGAGGCGAGGTCTGCTGATGTTACAGATAGCAAGTTGGCAGAGATGTGGTTGGAAAGTGTCCGGGAAGTGAGTATAAGTAGCGGGCGTGAACTGGGTGAATTCACGAACGAAGACTGGTACGACGTGAAGGAAATGGCGATCACAACGCTTGCCATGAAATTCTAAACAGCAAGGAGCCAACGTGGAGCTTACCCTATCACAACGAAATGACATCTTCTCGTCAAACATCTTATCATTGGCAATGGTGGATGCTTTGGCTGCTGATCTCGGCGTAAGTTCTGAGTCCCTATTATTGTTAGGTATAGGGTTCTCACCAGACTCTGGGGCATTTACATTCCCCGAACGTGACGAGTGTGGAAATGTAATAGGCATAGTCCTGCGACACCCCAACGGCAAAAAGACCATGATCCCAGGCTCCAAAAGAGGCTTAACCTTTGTGCTCAACCCAGATTACACCGGGAACGAACGACAATACGAACCCGGAAGACATAATTGGGTACGAGTACAAAGGGCGGGTATCGCTTGTCCCATTTGCGGAAAGCCAGATTGGTGTTTGGTGTCGGCTGCTAATCCGCATGATCCACCTGCCGTAGTGTGCAGTAGAATATCGGAAGGATCAAGGACTGAGATAGCTGATAGTGGCTACCTACACATTCTCAAACCGGAGGGTGAAGTGAATCGCAAAGGGATGATCCTGCCCCCTTCTGAACATCCGGTATTGGTGGTGGAAGGACATTCAGATGTTGCTGCGGCTATGGATTTAGGATTTGTTGCTGTAGGGAGACCGTCTGCAAAGGGCAAACTTGAATTGTTGAAGGGAGTTTTGAAAGGCCGTTGTGTAGTCGTAATGGGAGAGAATGACGGGGGTGCTGGTCAAGAGGGCATGGAAGCGACTTTCAGCACCCTCATATCGTGTACGAAAGGAATAGCAAAGCTGCTTCCACCAGATCAATATAAAGACCTGCGTATGTGGAAGAAAGAGGCCAATCTTACACTTGATGAATTCTTAAAGTGGGCACAGGATAATCAGGACGAAACTGATGACCCAAATATATTCGAGAGTGACATCGCATCTATTATCGGTAAGCGATGGCTCGACGAAGAAAAGACGATTAACGGCGTACTCACGACCAGGTGCTATAAAGGCCAGTGGATTGATTATCAAGGTGGTTATTACGAACAGCTTGACAGGGAAGAATTCCGTGGTAGTGTTTACCGTTTTCTTGAAGGAAAGAAATTCAGAGCAGTGAACGCAAAAGGACTCGTAGACATCCAGCCGTATAAGGCAACAAGGGCAAAAGTGAGCGACATAATAGACTCGCTAAGTGCCTATTGCAATATAAGCAAAGACCCCCCGCGATGGCTTGATGAAACCACGAGTCCCAGTCCTAACGACATTATAGTATTCAACAACGGTATCCTCGATGTCTCCGAATATATCAAGGGTAACGTGGTCATGCGAGATCATACACCTGCCTACTTCAACTTTCACAAACTGCCATACGACTTCAATGAGGATGCAGGATCAAAGTTGTGGGAAGACTATCTTCGTGATGTGTTCGACGATGAAGCGGAGAAGATAGACCTGCTTGCAGAGTGGTTCGGGTATAACTGCATACCTGATATGAGTATGGAGAAGCTTATGCTATTTCATGGCAGACCACGATCAGGGAAAGGTACGGTTCTTAGTGCACTCGTCGCTACTCTCGGTCATCAAGTCTGCACTGCTACGAGCTTCCAATCCCTCGCAACACAGTTTGGTTATCAGCCGCTTATCGGTAAACTGGCAGTGGTATTAGGCGACGCACGGGTGTGCATCCGTAAAGATGCTGCATCAGCGTTGGAGAAGATTTTGCAGATCGTAGGCCGTGACCCAGTATGCGTAGAGCGTAAGTTTCTAACGGCATTGCCTAATGTCCAGTTGACGTGCAGGTTTACCATAGCCATGAATGACTTGCCCAACATACCGGATCAAGCAAACGCACTCGAACCCAGGCTAAACGTTATAACATTTGCCAATTCCTATGTCGGTAGGGAAGATTTCTCTCTAAAGAGTAGGTTGACACAGGTAGCATCAGAGGGTGGAATGATAAACTTTGCCCTTAATGGTCTAAGACGGCTAAGGCAGAATAAGATATTCACTATTCCACCATCGTCCCACACTGTGTATAGGCAGATGAAGGAACTAATGATGCCGGTTAGCGGATTTGTGGCCGATTGCTGTGAGTTGGCTCCGCCTGGGGACAACGCCGAATACTTTGCCGTAGCCGATGAGTTGTATGATGCGTGGGTGGTGTGGTGCAAAGAAAGTGGACGGCAACCGGGCATCAAGGATCAATTTGGTAAGTGGATACTCACCGCTTGCCCGCTTGTGGTTGCCCGACGCATGACAATAGGACTTAGACGATGTAAAGCTTATCAAGGCATACGACTTGCTAAGTGGGTAACAGAAAAAATCTTTGGAAGGTAATATGAAAGGGTGTAGTAATGAAGAAAGTATTGATTATTTTGTTGGCAATAACTATTATTCTTGTCGTGGGGTGTAGGAGCTTGTTGGACGAAGTTACACCTGCCACGATCCCGCCCCGATCAGTGGACTATATCGGGCCAGATAATCCAGTAGCAGACGTTGGCCAGGTCCCATCACTCGGTGACGCACAGCGAATTAAGGACGAGATCATTATAAAGCATCGTGATACGCAAATTGATCTGCTGCGCGTGGCACAGGACGATAAGTTTAAGTACCAGGATGCCCTCGGTTTTATAGAAGTTGCTATTGCCGAGTCGCAGCAATTACAGGACCTGATCGTTGGTAGCGAGGACAATCCGTATAGTCTCTTGGGCGTATTTGCCTCTCTCGGTGCTGGAACCCTGATTGGTCGCCAGTTCTTAAAACGTCCTGGGGACTACACACCACAGGAAGTGGGAGTATTGACCGCTTCCATGCCCAAGACGGATGGAGAGGATTCGGAAGGATGATAATAAGAACACGACAAAATTTGTTGGACTGGATAGAGAAGCATGTGAAATGTCCAGGAGTCGTGCGTTCTTTACAGGATGGAATAGTAGAGGTCCTGGGTGGGTTTGACTATACCCACTTAGGACCTCGTAGGGGGTGGGCTGGATGGATAGTTCGTGTAAAATCAAAATACGATAAGTGTTGGTTCATAGCGGTTTTCCCCGATCCTGTTAGACACGGCTATAAGTACAGGGAGTTACAAGGTAAACCGTCGTGGAGTAAATGGATAGGGGATAAAAGTGAAAGTAGATTGTATCAGGGTGATGACCCTGTCATATACAGACTTTTGAAAGGGCAAGACAATGTCGCACTTTAAGGGCGAAGAATACTATCAAATCTCAGAGTTGCCACTAAAGATAGAAAAGATGACAGGTAGGCTGTACTCACATGCTGCGATACGCCACTGGTACAGGAGGGGTCTCATAAGTAATCACGGGACTAAGGTAAGACTCAAAGTGGCAAGACGCCATCGTAGACTCTATTGCACTATGAAGTGGCTGGAAGACTTTATCAGGGAAGTGGGCTAATGGATAACAAATTAATAGAGGTGAGTTTTGCTGGCGGCAAACTCCTAATACTTAGGACATTTGCAGGACCACAGACAAGAGTAAGATTGGATTTTACAGACAAACCGGCATTACCCATGATATGGGATAATGCCGGATGTTTGGCGTATTACAGTAAGTGGCGTATGTTGGAATTCAAACGTGTCCAGGATGATTACAGCAAACTTTCCGGAATAGAGAGAGCACCATTCCATGTGTTACACTTATACTGGAACACCTCTGCGTCTCCACTGTGTACTCCTCATAGACTGATCACGTCTGATGAGTGTTACGATTGGCTGTGCCGCTTTACCGGCAAATCATCTGATCAGAACGATAATCAGGCTGGTTAGCGTCGATATGGTGGCTACCATCAGTGCAACATTCATAGCGAAGTGGTGCTTCAAATGATTACTGATCATAGTAGTAAGATAGTCTACCTTAGCACTCAGCGTTATGAGGAGATCGTGGTCTTCCATTAGAACCTCAACTTTCTCTTTTCCTTTTTTCTGCCCTTTTTCTCAGCGAAACCGTATTTTTCCAGTGACCATTCGGACCAGATTATTCTTCGTAGGTCGTTAGTCGATCCGTCATAGAGATCGTATACTCCTTCGGCTGATACTATCGCTTGATGAGGTATCACACCAGTGAGAGCACCCACGGTTTTCAGCCCCGGCTTCACTGCCTTCCCAGGTTCCAGTTTCACGATAGCAGTTAAAGCTTTCTGTGCCTCATTAAATGCCTGTTGCTCAACACTGCCTCCGCCAGATATTCCTTCGAGAGCGTTCACGAATATCCTGCCAACCAAGAACAGCGAGCCGAGTGGATATACTGCGAGATCAAACAGTACGTCTTTCCAGTTTTTCGGTAGATCGGCCCGGCCTATCATACCAAATACCATAGCAGGTATAATGTAAGACGTGAGAACACGATATGCTAATGCGGTATTGTTGATCTTGCCATGTTTTCGTGCCTCATAAATATCATGTATCCAGAAATTGAAATTCTGATTCGGCTGATTCTGGAATGTAGTTAAGAGGCGTTCGATGGGACCACCACGGAAAAAGTCGGGTAAGTGTTCCACTGATGCCATAGGTTGGGTGCGTGATACGACCATATCAGCGAACATTATGGCTGATTCTTCTGATCCATCAAGATTATACTGCTTCTGTACGGCTTCGCTTTCAAGGGCAGCGTCATAATTGGCGTTCCACACGTGAACCGTAGTTACTCTATCGCTCCATCTAATCATCGCCAATGCCTTTGACGACCACGGCTGCTTTCGTAGCATGGCTTGCTCAGCTTTCGTCCTCGACCTTATGGTTTGTTCAATACGATCATAGCTACGAACTCGCATGAGTGCAGATTTGGAGAACGCACGATCTCGTAATTTACGATAGTATCGTGGATCAACACCTTTTGCGATCTGCGTAGCAAAATTTGCGAGGGCAGAAGGGTGATAAGCGACACCGGGAAAAGCTGATACCATCTGCCTCATCACTGATGGTATTTTACCGGCGAGCAAATACACCATAGCATTTGTCCGTAGCGTGAGAAGCAGCTTTCCAGTGAAACTGGAATTTTCTACGGCGTGTCCAAGAATAGAGTGCCGTAGCCAAGCGTCGAGTATCCTGGGACCGTGGCCGTGAGTAGCGTCACTTATTGCTTTGCGAAACTTCTTATCCTTGAGTATATCTCCCACTGTTTTCGCTACCGGAGCCATAGCTATGAATTGCTCTACTCTATTTACATGATAGATGTAGTTTGCAAACGCATCCAGACGTATTACTTGACCAGCACCCTTCACACGCTCTTTAGTTTCGCCGATCTCAAGTGGTAGCCCTTTTGCATGTTGATCCATCAGAGCGGCTAAGAAATCTGGCTGAAATTCATCACCCACATCTTTTAGATAGAGAGAAAAATAATTATCCTCCTTACCAATTTCCCTTCCAAGAGCGATTTTAGAAGCTTCGTTGATTCTATCGTACTGGTTTTTCATATCCTCTATGATCCAATCTCCTATAGCAGTTTCTTCCGGCGTAAGAGATTGGAGAATTTTTATGAGTGTTTCTGCTGGATTCTTGTAAGCTCCAAAGTTACCACGCATCATGTGAGTAGTAGCGTTTTCATTCCGCGAGTATATGTAAACTGCTACCTTTTCGGATGATGACAACTCTATAGCGGGGTCGGTATCAGTAGCCTCTGCAATTACTTGACGTTCTTTTGTAACAAACTCAGCTATTTCGCTCTTACCCCCCACTAATTCTTCAACGGCGTTAATGAACGTGTTTATTCTACCAGCACGTTTCTCTGATGAAAGCAGGGCTGCCCGACTTACTGGAACCCATGTTGAATTATAAATTGGGCCTACTTCCATTCCGTCAAATGCCATAAACATGCGTTCTATACGGCGAAGACCCTGCCAATAATGGGATATGCCTTTTCTAACCCCATCGAGCATACGGGAGAGTCCCCGCTTATCTAATCCAGCAACGCCACGGATAACTTTGCCACCAGTGGTACGCTGCACGTGCTCTGCCAATTCTTCGCCGGTAGTAAGTGGAAGACCTCTATGTCTAATCTCATCCGACAGAAATTCTATGAGAAAATCAGCCTCCTCTTTGGTCATGTTCTTGGCACTTCGCTTACCAACAGCCCGCTCCATAAGATCACGCCGTTCATCCCCCTTGATGCCAAGTTTCTTAGCGAGGTAGTGTATCTTAACCTTTGATTCCGGCGACGCCGGGCGTGTCGGGTCCTCTCCTTCTCTACTGCCGCCTTCAAAGAATCCGCTTTGAATACGCCACACAGCAAGTTCATCCCCATTCATTGCTTCTTCAAGCAGTTTTTCATATGTGATTCTACCGGCTTCTAATTTCTTCTGTTCCTCGTAGCCCTCATCAAGGGGTGTCTTCCTATCGAGTAACTCCATCCCCAGCTTGTAAGCTTCATTGGCAAAGTCAATGACGATTTGTGGGTCCTTGTGAAATGACTTAGCTATTTGATTCTCGTTCACATCACCAGCGTCCTGGGATTCGAGAACGTCGCTCAACTCCGTACCTTCATAGAGGGCGAGATTATAGATATTGATGTGAGAAATGATGTCTGAATTTTCCCGCAGGAAATCCAGAGTGCGTCTATAAGTAACTGCATTTTCTCCCGGCAAACCTATCATTATATTGGGAACAAACGATACACCAGCTTCACGCAATTTGGCCACTGCCGCATCTATCAGTTTCTCACTTGCTGGTTTGTGCATAGATTTGAGAACTGAGTCATTATAGGATTCTACACCAAGTTCCACAAACTTGATACCGGCATCCTTCAAAAACTTCACGCTCGTTTTTCGCATCTGGGCAGCAGTGGTTTGTACTATGAACCCCTTAAAGTTTGCGTTCTGTGCCTTGAGCCTTTCATAGATTTCAATTAGACGTTGTGAATTTGGAGCCTGCCCAAAAGTCTTATCGTCCAAATAAACGAGTTCGGCATCAAGATCACGAAAAGATTCTACCTGTGAATCTATAGCCTGCTGTGATAACTCCGTTACTCCCTTTGGAACCGTACAAAACGCACACTTATGCAAGCATCCCTTTGATAAGCAGAGTCTTGGTATTGTCCGTGTGCCGGTGAAATGCCCATAGTTAGTACCAGGCCGATATGCCACTCCCTGATCTTTAGCAAAATCTTCCATGTTCTCATAGCGAGTTACGTTGGCATAATCCTTGAAGCTGTCCGGTGCTACATAACCACCGACAGCGATCTTTCCACCATAAGTACCAGCTATATCCTTGATCAGATGCTGGTTCACGTCAAGGGCACTAAAAGCAATAGTACCATAGCCTGCTGTAGCGAGGAATCGTTTAGCTTCATCCATGTCCCGCACAACATATACATCTGTGTTGTGGGCAAAATTAGCCATTTCGCCCATCCATCTTGGTATCTCCCAGAAGTCAGCAGGTCTATTGTATCCCTTTCGTAGTGCGTAAAGTTTATCGTAATAGGCTTTAGCAGCAGGGTCCTCTTTTCCTTCCGTGAGAAGACCAGACGAGAACTGCACCATTAAGATACGTTCTTCATTAGACGGCGCTGTCTCAGCAGCACGACGCACCCAGGGATTTCTGTCTGTGTCGCTATCAGGGAGTTTCATCATAGCTGCTCTTAGATATGACGAAGAATACGAAGTTATCTCTGATCCAAGAGGACCAATCCTTCCACCTAATCCTTTGGCTCTCTCAGTCGAGATATTTTGGCCGTATGCCGTACCAAGTTCCGCAATGCTATCCCCTATCTCTTTGATCGCCCCAAAGCCTTCTGGGGATGGCTTGCTTATGAACGCTTCTACAGCAACTTTGTAATCAGGTAGCAACTGCTGAATTTGACTCAACTCTGGTAGACTGGCTTCGTTTTGTGCAACAGTATCGGAAATTGATTCATAGTGCTTTATGATACGATCCAGGTCCTGCTTCATTGCTATCTGCTGATTCTTCTTATTGCCAGCTCCTACCAGCATATTGTCCGCATTGTTGCGGATAGCAGTTAGTGCCGCCGAAAAGCCTTTCATGTAAACCTTTTCAGCTATGTCCTCCGTAGGAGGAACCCTCTGTTCAAAGGCTCCGCCTTCTACAGCTACCTGTACCTCATCCAGGACCGAGTTTATTTCAGCACGCTGTTCATCAGTGAGTGAAACATCACCTTGAATCTGGGCTTTCAACTTTGCCAAACGATAGAGCTTGGTCCGTTTGTCTACAAGTTTGCCAACCTTGTTCGCTGAGTATCCTGTACCGGCAAACACACCAGACATAGCTAATTCGAGAGGACCACCAGCACCAGCAGCCTGTGCTACTCCGTCAAGCCATTTCTGACTACGGTCAGTGAATACCCAATTCCAAAAATTCTTGTTAAATTGCTGTGTACCTTCTTCTGTTGCTCCCCTAAATCCCGCCTTAGCACCTTCCCAGAGGACTTTCCTCCACCCCGACCCCATGATTTCTCCGGCTCGTTTGGCTAATCCAAGTTTCTTTCCAAATGTCCACTGTTCGATAGCGGCCTCCCAGTACCCGGTCAAAAGTGACTGAGCATAGGCTGGTAATGGATCAGTGCCGTCCTTACGTGCTTTGGCATAAGTGGAACCCATAGCAGGTTGAGCCATCATTGCTATGCTACCAGCAGGACCAGCTATAGCAGTACCCAAAGCGCCCTCAAGAAGCAACGGTGCTGATTCTATGACCCCTTGCACGAGCATCTTTGGATTTGTCGCATAATCTTTTAGCGTTTGAAAAAAGCCAGCGTTAGGATCGGTCTGTATGGCTACTTCTGGATTTTCTTCGTAATACGTTTCGATACCAGTAAGCATCTCATCAGACCATTTTCTCAAACCTTCATCAAGTTTACGTAGGTACTCAGGCTTCCTACCCAGAGGCGTCTTTTCCCACGCCCATTCTCTAAACCCTCCACCCACCTCAGATTCGAGTTTAGTAATACCAGCGAGACCACGAACCATTTCTACTCCGGCATTACCAAAGCCGTGTTGTATGACTTCGCCCCATGTCTTGGGCTTTGGCACATCACGAAGTTCTGCAATCAAGTCCAGTGATGCGTAAGGATCAAGCTGATTGGCCTGAACGTCAAGAGAAGAATAAATATCTTCCGGCATGTTATTCCTTTCCGATTAAAAAGCGGTCTGCATACGCACGACCTTCCGTAGTTTTGCTTCCGCCGAGCCTACGGTATTCTCGTAAATGATCTTGTTTCGTGAGTGTCTTCTCGATACCACCTTGTTGTTTTGCAGCGAGTCTCTGTCTTGCATCGCCAATTTTGCTCATGGTATACAGTGAAACCGCCGGTATCATCAATGCCGCTTTTGCAAACGGGGACATCTTAGGGCGTATACTTTGTGCCAATGGCGACGTTATCTTTTTAGCCATAGCCTGGCCGAGTTTACCTGGCGATCTAATCGCTTGTACTTCCGTGGCCAATGCAGTACGTCCTTCATCGGCAAACCAGTCTTTGTACTTCTTTGACCCAGCCATAGCAGCGTCCCATAGCTGGTCGTATTGTCTCTGTTGTATGGGACTGAGGGCGTCATAAGCAGCGTAATCACGCCATCTTACATACTGCTGTAAAAGGGAACGTCTTGATCTATCTTCGGCACTCCCTATGAAATCTTGAATTGTGTTGTAGACTGCATCAGTAGCTAAGTGTCCTATGGAAAACGCCTCCGGTTTGGCCTGTGTAGGAAACATTGCCTGTGCCGTTTCACGTGGTACTATCATCCTCCACTTTGCTTCTTGGCCAGCAGACGGATCAATCCTTCCAGCCTGTATCATTTCGTCTATCGTGCTAAGTTGTTTAAGCTGTTGGTCCGCCTTGAACCTGTGATCATTCAGCATCATGGTGTACTTTGAATTCAGTTCATTCACGGCAGACTGGAATTCATCGTCCATCATGGGCGTACTTTCGAGATTCTTCGCCTCTTGCGAATACTGCTGTGCAAGGTAATCATAAGTCTGCTGGAATTGCTGCTGCAATACGGAAGTGGGGTCTTCTGTGAGTTTATTTGCTGGTAAATTTGGCGAATTGAAAGCTGGCATGTTTATAACTCCTTAACTCGTTGGTGCATCATAATATGGCATCCAGTAAGAGGCGCCATTTATTTCTATCTTCACAAACCCCTGTATTGAATTGCCCGCAGTCCAAGTCGATATGCTCTTGGTGGCATCTGCCGCACTGGTTCCAACATAGTCAATAAAGGAATCATCTACATCTGCCTGTGTTAGTTTGGCTACTGGTACTGCGGCAGAGGTACTGGCCTGATTGACTTCAAGATAGCCGTTGATTTTGAGAAGATTGGTACTGAAATCCCCATATATCAACGGCGAAGCGGAATTACTGTTTTCAATGTAAAGTTTATTGCTGCCGGTTTCGTTGTAACCTGCCTGGTATCCAATGAATACATTGCTCGCACCAGTCGCATTGTAGCCGGAATTGTAGCCCACAAATACATTGTTTGCACCGGCAATGTTATACCCTGACCTGCCCCCAATACAGATATTGTAATCAATGTTAGAGGCAATGTTATAGGCAGCTTGCCAGCCAATGAATATGTTGTGGTTACCAGCCCACGCTGTAGATGTTTGTGCGGCGACATTTGTACCAATCATCGTATTACAAACACCCGAAGTCAGTTTGTATCCAACGGCTAAACCCATTCCAAAGTTATTATTACCTGTATTGGAATATAATGCGTTTGCACCGATAGCAACGCACCCTGCCCCCAATATGTTGGAATATAGAGAATTGACCCCCATAGCAAAGTTATTTACACCAGTTGTGCATGAGTACAGGGAATACGCACCCATAGCAAAATTACTATCACCTGTTGTTACAGCATACAGAGCTTGGTATCCAATACCGGTGTTGAACCAGCCGCTTGTATTTGCTGTCCCCGCCTCGTACCCAATGAACATGTTGAAGTTGCCATATCCGGCAGAGGGAACATCCAATGTATTTGCATCACCGGCATCTACGCCTATAAACATGTTCTTGTAGCTGTCGGTAGTTATCTCTATCCACGGTGTTCCATCAGACTTCTGCAACTGAAATAATGGGTTAGTCAAAGCCTGGCTTGCATTGGCTTTTACTATAAACTGTACTTGATTGCTTCCGCCACCTATAGTCCCCTTACCTGTAGTCAGAAGATTATTTGTTGTGTTGGTCCAATCAATATGTTCATTCGCCACAAAATCAGAAAACCCATCGTGATAAGCCCCACCCGCTACAGCATATCCAGCCGATGCGTGATTGCCCCAGCCATAAGCAGTGTTCCAGTTTGCGGAGTTGTCAGTAACAACAGACAAAGCCCCTGTACCTGTAGTAACTTTCAGCAGTCCAGTAGACAAAGCAGTTGAAACGTTCGTGATTGCAGTTTGTAGGAAATGTTCGTTTGCTGCAAAGTTAGTCAAAGCGTCGTGGTCGATGTCCGTGGTAAGGTTATGAATATGGTCATAAGCGGACTGGAGATTTGCTATAGTAAGAGAGTTTGTTCCGTCCTTCAAAGAACCGCTGAGATACAGGTCTTGCCAACGGGTGTATTCAGTTGTATCCGCAGAAGAATAACAGTAAAATACAGTGTCCCAACTGGAAAGTATGGTCCAGCTACCGCCACTATCTAAGGTGTAAACAAGCGTACCGCCTGTGTATGCAGTTCCTGTGGAACCAGCACTTATTTTCATTGTATAGCCTGTACTGTGGCTGATGAAAAACGCATACATGGTCCCATTTGTTAAGGAAATTGGGGCATCAAATATAAATTCAACGGCTGTTCCGGGCAAAGACGTACCTAAGCCACTAATATCTACTGACTTAGAAGCTAAATCCCCTCCCGTCGGCTTTCCAGCGGATGTATTTTGTACGTGTAAAGTCGCAATATCCCCTATCGCACCGGCTGATTTCCATAGATATACAACAACCTTTGCTAATGAATAATCTTCACTGGGAGTAAAAGTCTGACCAGCCCAAGTGGTATTCGTGAAGTTTGATGAGCCATCTGCATAGGTACTTTGTGTATCTTTAAGCTCATACCCACCCCCGCCGACAACTTCTTCTTTGCCGAGGTCATAGGTATCATCCGTACCCGGAACCAATCCATTTATAGTGCCAAATCCAGTTGTAAGAAAATCCTGCGTGGCTCCTGTCCAGTCGATATGTTCATTAGCGACATAATTGGTCAGTGCATTATGGTTTATGTCTGTTGTGAGATTATGTGTGTTAATCAGTTCGTTATGGTCTAACGTTCCAGCAGCACCAGCAGCTAAGGACAATGTAACCGAACCATCTCCGTCATCAGCCACATCTATCTCATTGGTAGTCCCTGCAATCCATGACGCCAGATTAGCCACAGACGCTAACTTTTTGGAAGAATCAGTAGACACTAATCTGGACGCTGTTAGGCCAGACACACCAAATGACGAAAACGTGGGCGAGGATTCAGGTCCAAGACGCAGACCAGCGAGTAGAGTGATCGCCCTGTCTACACTATTCCAATCGCCGTGTTTTATCTTTGGTACGAGCATTATCTGTACGCCTGATAAGCTTGCTGTATAGTGTTTCTAAGTCCTTGAAGATTTGGGGGTCTGTATCCTGCGGGAACGGGCGGACCAACCATCGCACTCGTGGCCTTGCCAAATACTGTTGGATTACCTATCATAGGCGTGCCCCATTTTATGGGGGTAGCAGATGACGTAGCAAATGGTGAAGGTATTTTACCTATATGGGTAGTTGGCTTTGGTTGCTGAGCAGGTGACGGGGCCTGTGCCTGACTTCTAAAAGACGACGCCCCAAACGTATCACGACCAGATAGATTCTGCAAGGCAGTCTGGTAATTTCTGCCCATAGCATTTTCATACGCACCTTGTTCCATACCAGCTATATTCTGCCATATACCGGATAACTCACGCACACGTTGGCTCTCTGCCGACGCTCTCGTAGGTGCTCCAACTTCTTCCTCAAATCTTTTACCGAGACCAGCCATGGATGTAGTACCGGCGAGTCCAGCACTTACAAGTGCGGAGGCCCCTTGACTTACTGCCTTTGTGCGTGATCTTGCGAGACCCTGTTCAACTCCGCTCATAAATCCACCGCCAGGTGCGTATTGTTCTAAAGCCTTACGAAACGCTGCAACTGCTACTGGGGATACCATTTTATTTGCCATTATCTTTTCACCTTTCCAGACTTCACCACGGTCCCGATCAACTTCTCAAATGACCACGACTCATCAAGCGTAGTATTTGACAACTTGAACCCGATAAACGAACCAAGAACTCTGTGTAAACTTTTATTAGATGACCGACGCCCAGGTGCTGTGAATGTGCCACCAAATTTAGGAGTACCATCAGCCACCATGAGTTCAAGTAATTTTTCTGCGTTAGTATCTGCGAATACCTTGTATGACACGTCGTCCGAATCTGGCTGTGTGCCGCCAGCACCTCCGCCAGCCGTGACGATATTACACATGGAGAATTTTCCCTGTTGGTCGCCTGCATCCTGGAACATGGCAATTGGACCGAGGGTTACATAACTGTTTATAGCCTGATCAGACGCTCCTATGTCATCACTCTTTGCATTACTATCAAAGACCCGAATGTAGCCATCCGCACATCCAAGCAGCAATCCTTTGTAGTCTTCGTTATTTGCCTGATAGTCATACATCGCGTATACACCACATGAATCAGGATATGTCTCTGGAAAAAATCCACCTGCACCATTTCCTTCTGATGCTACAAGTGGACTGTAAAACCAGTTATTGTTTGTACCATCTGATAACTTCGTAATGGTTATGACTATGCCTTCTCGGAATCTATCATAGGCAAGAGTTATTCTATGAGTGGAAGTATCAGCGTCCATATCTTTCACGAGATTTGGCAAACGCTGACGTGAAATGCAAACAGGTGATCCCGGTATCGTGGTTCGATAGAGACCGTTCGCCCCCCAAAAATAGAAATTATCATATGGATCAAAACACCAAGACGACGCTCCAAAAATTCCGGTGGTGAGACTGAGTTCCCGGATATATCCACCAGATGCTGGGTCGCCAGCCATAAACCACATAGAACTCGCACACCCCGTAACCATATAGTCATCTTTATATGGTATCATTGATCTAATTATATCTCCGAATTCGCCTGCGTCACCATCACCACCTGCTATGGCTGTAAGCGAATCACCAGACACATAGGCAAAATCCCAGGGATGGTTGAAACGTGCCATGTACCATTGGAACGGGGTATTCGGGTTGCCGCTGAGCACTGGCCTTCCAAGATACAAACACCCAATATAAGCTTTTGCCGGTAGGTCCCCATAATCCCTGGTAACACCATCTTTCACCGTATCAGGATACGTCGTCCAATCGTACCAATGGGGACCAGCAGTAACAGCAGATGGAACAAATGTAGCTGGACTCATATCAGCATCACTGTCATTGCTGCTCACATTATCAACCGTATTAAACGTACCGTTCGTGACATAGCCATAGATAGCAGTTTTAGCCTTATTCACGAAATCTACTACCATTACCGCACCGGACGTAACCTGGGTGAGAATATCACCTTTTGCAGGGGGATCGGTCAAAGCGGCACAAGTCAATTTCGTGTTGAGAAAATCTATTACCTTGAGATTTGCCCCGTTTACAACAAATACTTTTTGGTATGCCTCAAACATCATAAGCTGATCACTGGTATCAATGTCACCAGTTGCAGCCGTCAATTCTACCATAGTTCCTGCTGCCACGTCTATATCCTCGTACCAGATTTCGTCATTTCCTGCTGCGACCAAACGCTTATATGTAACTGAGTCTGTCAGTGTTATTGCCATTGTTAAACGTCCTCATACCAGATTTTGTTGTTGGCTGCTGCTACGAGTCGCTTGTAAGTTTTCATGGTATTCGGGGGACCTGAGCCATCACCAGCACCACCGCCAAACAAACCGCCTCCACCCGGTACAGGCGGGTCAAATACAGTTGTTGTAAAGGACCAAGTATCAGAATCATAATCGACTTCATCTATAGTCTTTCGTACAAACCAAGAATAAGTAGTATCATATTCCAGTGTATAGCCAAGCCACATAAAATAACCGACAATGCTGTATCTACTCCTGTCAGTTTGTTCCATCCAGCCTACGTTCGGGTCATAGAACCATACTGTATAAAGAGATATATCCTCAGCATCGGCATCGTCCCACATCATTTGCAGCAACCAATCTTTGTTAAGATAGATGCCGGTTGCGTCCTCAGTCGGTGAGTCTAATGTTGGTGTTGATGGACCGGACACTCCTCCATACATCTCAAAGAACAGGTCAACACCAGAAAGAATTGACCAAGAACTACCAGCGTCATTACTCCAAAGACCTGTCCCACCGGAGTATAGAGGAGCACTGTTTCTTCCTTTGATTGCTACGCCATTGCCGCCACTGGGGGTAGTAGAGACTACAATACAGTACATTGTTGCGTTTGACAGTGAGTAGGGAGCACTGAAAGTAATCTCTCTCCATTCACCAGCAGAGTTTGTAGTCAATGTATCTCCATCAGTAGTTCCAGTTGCAAGAGAATTTCCTGTTGGTTTTCCGGCAGAAGAGGCATAGATGGACACAGTAACAATACCGGGAGTACCAAATTTATACATCAATAACTTCACTGACGTTGCTGAATAGGAGGAAAGAGTAGTAAAAGACTGCCCATACCATGATGTAGAACTGGTGGAGACAGTGTAGTTAGCGGTTCCAGAATATGATTCTTGCAAAGCCATCAGACCACCGTACTAACTGAACACATAGCCACTACTGGCTGATTGTTAGCACCAATGAGAGTGCCAGCACCCCACTTATCAAGCCCAGGACGCTGACCGCCACGTGCCCTGTTCTGCCCTGTATCGAACGGGCGAACATTGAGCATGTGGGGCGATGTCCCATTTCTCTGTTTGAATACTGCAAGACTCTTATCAAGTCCGAGTATTGGAAATTCAAGAATCATATTAGCCATAAATCACCAAAAGGCTGGGGACAGTTTGTCCCCGGCCTGCTTAAACTAACTTACGCTGCTGTCGTCAATGCCGTCCATGTAGTGCTACCATCAGTATTGATATAAGCACGATCATTCGTAGTTGTGCCATCTGTTCTCAAATACAGTGATCCCTTCGGGGCAGCAGCACTCGGAGCACCCGCACCACTTAGGATGCAAATACCAGCCGACAAACGAAGATCGGCAACTACCACACTTGCTCCGTTCATATCTACCACGTAGTCCCAACCCGTATTAGCACCAGTGTCGGAGAAAAGGATACCCGCACCAACAGCATCAGCGATACTGTTGTTCAAGTTACGAACACGAATACCAGCCTCAGCAGTCGCTACTGCACCCTCGTTCTTGAGAATGACATCTATCCCAATGAATTCATCAGACACAGTGCCGTAATTTTCAACAGTCGTGGTTACGCCACGAAGTCTTGCAACCGTTCCACCAGACTTGTTCTGAGTACCGAAGTTCGCGTCCAGTTGACCAGCTGTACCACCCGATCTGTTGTTGATCGAGCAGTTCACTGCACGGAACGTCCAGTCCGTACCATTGGCCGCATAGTTGCTACCATTGGCAAAAATAAGTCCAGAATATGCGTCACCTGTATCAGTGCCCAATGTTTTGTCACCGTGAACATAGAACAGGTAACTCTGTGCCCCGGCGTCTCCGCCATCGAGGAACGTGTCGCCGTCTACTTCTACGCCATATTCACGACCAGACGTGGCCGCTCTTGACGGTGCTCCTGAAAGAATGGGATTGAAGTTGCAACTTGTGCCCGTTCCATCATTGACATACAGTCGGTCTCTTGCCCCGCCGTCTACATGGTGAAAAACGCAACCCTTTGCATATCCGCTTGTCCCATCTGTGGGGACCGTTGTACCATAAGCCTGCATAACCCCGTCGATGCTGCGGTAAATTCGCTGTGGCGTAGCATCGCCAGCAGGGGCCTTAACCATATTATGCAAGTCAAACGGCAGTGTCCATCTTGTTCTACTCATGTCATACTCCTGTGTACGTCATCGTGACCAGTCTGTTTCGATCCATCAGGAACCATTATATGTTACATCGTTCCATGTACGTTCACGAAACGATCCACGCTGATTGGCGTTCATGGACCCCAAGCGTCGTGGGGCACTACGAATATCCATTGATACAGCATGTGGGTGATCAAAATTCTTATACTTATCTATCCATCCCGGTGACATGCCTTCGTTGATTTCCATTTCTGCGGTAGCAAGACATGACGCCAATATAGCCTGATCAAATCTCATGCCAGCAGGATGTAAGTTTCCGGGTGGAGTAATCTGGTAGAAACTGGCTACCGAGGAATCGGCAGCTATCTCTGCTGCTGTTGCCGGATTAGGACCACCAGCCGTTCCATTTCGGAACAACCAATCAGCTACGGTAAAAGTACCGGTGGAACCAGTGTAATCAGTAACTACAGCATAGCTTCCTTCACCGTTACCGGCGAGTATTTTCGCAGTCCATCCATTGAAATAATCATCTGGATAAAGATTTGCCAACCCGCTATCTACGAGTGTAGTGTCCGATGAACCAGTATTCAAAGAAGCTTCCAGTCTCAATTCATCAAAGAATACTGTATAAGGAAATTGTAGAGTGTCTGTCGCCACTGGTTCTGGATCAAGTACCAACTCGAATCTTCGTGTTGGACCACCTGATCCTGATTTCGGTTCGAGTACTCGTATAGCTGCCATATCAGGATAGCCAGTGTTCGTAACAACGGCTCTATGTGCAGTAATCACGGACTCGTCAACCCACTCTATAACCGATGAATGTCCAGTATTGGCCGCATAGTTGATTGGCCCATCCACTTCACCACCAAAATTATCGGGGAGCGGGTATCTATAAATATCCCCGTCTACAGTCTCTACGGGGGTTATGGCAAAGGAATCTCCTGCTACTGGATCAGTGCCTCCGGGGTTACCGTGAGTGTCGAGCCAATCGGCTACAGTGCAAGTTCCAGTAAGTGCAGTATAAGATGTTATAATTGCATAACTACCTTCGCCAGTCCCATCAGTGATGTAGATATACCATCCTTGCAAATCATCATCGGAATCATACGTGCTCGATAACGTGGCATCTACCAATGTAGTAGCACCCGCAGAATCTGCCGTACCAGCAACCCGTGTACCGGTGATAGAAACGGTCATTGCTCTACGCATCCATCGCCAACCTTTTAACGGTGCATCCGATATGAATGAGCGTATACCATTATTCACAATACGCTTACATCTATCGAGATCATTTACATCCAGGGGTATCATGGCTCGTCCCTGACCATCAGCCCCATGATATGCTACGCCTGCTTCTACCGCTACCCTTAGAATAAGGTCCTCGAATTTTAGTGCTGATGTAGGCTCTGACATAATAACTCCAAAAATCCGTTCTGGGGTACAGTTCGTACCCCAGAACAGAGGTTTTCTTAGAACTCACGACCAACTGCAAACCAGTCAATCTTCAAGTTGTCACCATCTTCGCCCAGAGCACCGCTCGTGATAGCGATAACCACGTCCATATCCGTAGCAGAAGGATAATTGGCATTAGCTGCCGAAATATCAATCGCTACATCATCACCGAGATCGACGCCATCAGCGAAGAACCGGATTTTGTGGTTGATCTTGTCGAGCTTCATCCCCAGACGAACATAGGTGTCTGCAACCAGAGTGATCTGGCCCGTACTGGACTGGGCTGTACCGGACGTCGCCTCGTTGTAAACAATGGTCATATCGTCGCCATCAGCCTCAGCCACATGGAACCCGATATAATCTACGTCGTTCAACGCTGCAACAGCCCCCATCATTCCACCGTCTTTTGCTTCTCCGGGAGCCGCAAGGCCCACGAACACGCCAAGATCAGTGTTAGTAATGGTGCTAACTTTCACCCTTGCCTCGAACCAGAAACCCTCGCTTTCTCCAATGTTCGGGGTACATACTATACCGGCGACATTGTCACCAGTTGTCACGACCGTAACATCGTCGTTTGTGCCGTCTTGATCGAGCATCAGCACACCGTCGTTATCGGCCTGAATTGCGACATCCGCTACGTCGTTCGACTCTGCGTAAGCCACCAAGCCATTAGGCTGACCGTGAACCAGTGTAGTCCCACCGACCACGCCATGCCTAAAATCCTCGAACAGATACATGCCCTTTGCGGGATCAGCAGTGATCTCAGCAATGGGGCAATCTTTCCAGATCGAAGGAGAGGGGCTACGTCCGTCTACCGCAGCAGCAGAACCGTAATTAACATTGCTACCCATTTTGTTTCTCCTATTCAGAGGTTAATAATTTCTACGCTGTTTACGAAGACTTGTGAAGCACAAAGCCAACAGTCCTCCGATTCAGACACAGATTGTTATGAGCACCATCCAGAAAGACAGTGAACGTGGTATGCTGACCGCGATCAGTCATAGGCTCACCTTCTTCCATCCAGTAGCCTTCCTGTACGTAAGGAACGAGCTTTGCAAAATCAATGCAATAAATAGGCGAATAAGATGCACTATTCAACTGGTCAATCGGAACTACAGGAAGTCGGTTTACCATAACGAGTCCACCGTCATCAACCTTCAAGTTGCTCAACACGTCTTTGCCCGTGTGCCTGTCATCCTTCTGATCCGCAAGGTCCATAAGATCGGCAACGGCGTCAAAGGAAGCATAGACTCTCTTTGAAGCCTGCTGCATCTTCGAGGGGTCCTTAACGAATAACGGAGCTTTGAACCGGGTGTTCATAAATGCGAGTCTAAAGATTTTCAACATAGAGTTGTCAACCTCTGTATAGACCGCACAATAGTTACGCCACTTTGCCTCATTGGTAGCATTGATGCCAGCAACAGATGCCGTGTACGTACCATCCTGGAACTTCGTGGCAACGCCGTTGAAGCCAGCACCAGTGTTCAATGTGCCGCTTGCATCCGAGTAGTACGTGATGTAATACGGTACACCGTAAGGGTACAGATCATCCGTTGAACTTTCAGGCGTCTTCCACGCACGTTCCTCGATCAAATTGGCAAGGGACCATAGACCATCAATACGTCTTACTTCCATCAGGTTTATGAAACCCTTTGCGTTATTCTTGTTCCGCAAAATCTCCAGACGATCCCATGAGTAATGCGATCCTATCTGAGTCCACGGAACAGTGATGGTGTGCATTACGTCGCCAACATTCGGTTCATCCGTATCAAACAGACGACGATACCTGGCGTTACCAGTCGGATCAAGCATAACCTTACGCTCGATGTTAGGGCCACCGTCTATTTGCATACGCTCCTTCTGATAAATCCGACAGAATTCATAGTCGGTGTTGTCCCAACCGACTTCAAATTCCTGCTTCGGAAGATCATTCAGCGTAGTAGCAATAAGATCGGCAAGCTGTGAATTTTTTACTGCCATAATCGACTCTCCTTGTAAGTTTACCAGCTAAGTTTAGAAAGTCTGGAGGAAACTGTTGACACAAGCTCGTTTCTGTTACTTGGCTTTCCCTCGCCTTCATCACTCTTAGTACCAGACGGCTTGATAGTCAACCCTTTACTTCTCTTTTCTATCTTAGACTGAATATCCTTACGAATCACTTTTTCTCTTATTGGTTCGCTCACAGATAAGTGAGCACGATAGAGGGCCTCATTGAGGTCCATTTCCTGTCCGTAGGCACTGGCTCCTTCGACCAACTGATCTGCCATTTCCAGAACAGCCCAACGATTTGCTTTCTGTCCGGGTGTAAGATGATTCCAGTCCTTTGCATCTGACGGTTCTGATCCATAGAAATCGTCATACAATTTCATATCATCACCGGTGAAAAACATTTTGACCTGCTTCTGTACCGCAGCCACCTCTTGTGCCATACCAGCATCCTGACCACTCGCCGGTTGGGCCGTTTCCGGTGCAGGGCGAGAGACGAGTTCCTGAACTTGATTGAACAGCAATTCATTCTGTTTCTGCATTGCATCAACCATATCGACGATAGAATCACCTGGATAATCTTGTCTGAGTTTTTCTATGTCAATCCCTTTGAACTCTGTTTTCTTTGTCTGTTCTGGTCTGGCTTGTTCGGTCCTGGTAGTATCCTGCTGATTCTTTTCCTTTAATGATCTACCAAGTGCTGCGAACTCCCTCGACGATCTGTTTACTGATTCGAGGATTTTAGCAAACGTCTTTGCAGCCATTTCAGGATCGGAAGAATGAAATTTTTCAATGTCTTCATCCGTCCATCCCATGTGCTTAGCCGCACGATAGTACGCATCAGACAACGGCGTAATTGTCTTTTCATCGCCAGCCGTATCCTCCTTGTCACCTTCACTTTCTTTCGCCTGTTTCTGATCTTTGAGTAGCTGTTCCTCTGCCTCTTTTTCTGCCGGGGTAGGTTCATCAAGATCGTCTTCTTCATCTGCCGGATCGTTGTCTTTATCCGGGGTAGACTTGGAAGCACCATCAGATTCTGCCGGTAGATCGGACAAATTCTTGCCACTCAAAACTTGGTCAAGTCGTTCCTCCGTTTTGGACAACAACTCGTCCCGATCAGAAGTATTGACTTCACTTTCGAGTTCCTTCAAATCTTCCTTTTTGATTTCTGAATTTTCTTCTAACTTCGACATTATAAGCCTTTCGCAAAATAGTTGCCTGCAACAAGCAGGGGTAAGTATTTACGCTATACGCTCGCCTTTTCTTCGTATTTTCTGAGTGTGCTTTACAAATCCGGTCTTTTTGAGATAGCGGTCCTGCTGCTTGACGGAAGTAAACCGGGGTCTACCATCAGGCAATACATCTATATCAGGAAAGAACACTTTATGCTCTGCTATCTGTGAAGGACACATAGCCAATGAATCTGATATGTGCTCGTAATCACCGCTTGGTATACCTATACCAGATAAGTCCCACTTCATTTCTCTCCCACATTTTGGGCATATATGCACCCCATCAGCTTTATGGTCTGCTATTGCATTTCCACAGTCACATATAAATCTGTGTGTAACCATCACTTCCCTTTCTTTTTCCCACGTAATCTATCAATGTCTGCCTGAGACATACCAGAACTACGAAGACCTTTTTCTACATCAGTTGTACGTTGGGTCACTAATGGTTTTTTAGCAGTTTTCTTTGCTTCGTGCTGTTTGTGCATTTTATCTACATAGGCTTCCAAGTCCTTCTGTTTCTTCTTTTTCTCTTTGCGTTCCTGCAAATAACCTTGTACTGACTTTTTCAATTTATCGACCCAATTTGTTTTCTCATCCTTTGGCATGGTAATCCTCATTTTTCATTGAGAGCTTCATTAGCGGCAGTGACCTGGCGTTTTAGTTCGGTTACAGCGAGCTTGAACAATTTGGGAGACCGCCTTATTTCTTTGGCACGTATGAGAGTTCTTGCAGCGTCTTCGATGTCAAACTTACTAAATCCGTTGATCTTTTTGCCCTCTTGTAATGTTGACATTAGTAGTTTCCTCCATAGGCCGATTGGCCCATCGCGGCAGTTGACTGTGCCGCTTGGTTGTTAATAGTCTGTTGACCCGGTATTGGGACGGAGGACGACAAGCCGCCGTTTTGCTGCGTGGCTGCCATACTTGCCGGTCCTTTGGATTTTGCATTACCTGATGGCTGAGGACCCATCATCAACATGTATTCGAGCTTCTGTACAAATTCTGGATCGTTGAACCAATCCATAACTTCATCACCAATATCAAGCATAGTAGCTATATCAGTGACCGTTCGTTGTACGTTGAATGGAACGCCCATTTGCATACAAATCATAGCAGAATTCATAACAGAAGGGAGTATGTTCGTTGCGAATTCAACTATGCGTTTTGATCTAATGTCTGGCGATAGACGACTCATGGAACGTTGCTTTATCTTGAACCTGAGATTTAGGAAGTCGCCATCCCGCATTTCAGGAGTAAGTTCGATTACCTCCCTCTCTCCGCCAGGGAGACGTTTACCTACTGTTATCTGCATCAGAGGATCATGGTGCAGATACCACGCCTGTTTTCTACTGACTTCTGCTGTGGCGTCATACAACAAATCTCTTGCGTCCTCAATGCTTATTGAAGCATTGCCCTGCAATATATTTGACTTTGTAGCAGTCTCTCTCGCTTGTCCGGCTATTCCTGCGAGTTGGTCCGGGTTGCCTGCCATATAGTTGTACCACGATTGCAATTCCTGTACCATCAAGTCTACGGTGGGATTGTTATTACCACCAAACGATACAACCTTAACACCATTAGGATCAGTAGATGCTACAGAATCGCCACTACGGGCTTCCAGAATATCAACGGCTTCATCAGCCTGTGCAGGATTGTACAGCATAACGTCTTTTTGTGCGTCCGCTTGCTCCATACGCTTTTGTAAAAGACGATTTGCCATACGGTGTATATCATACCACAATCCTATAGCAGCAATTGGTAGCAGATTATTCGAGACTTTTGGCGTAAAACTCAAGAAGGTATACGATCCTTCTTTCGGCCCATAATACTCCCCTACTTTCAAATAATCAGGAAGCATAACTTGCATGGGATCAGCGATTGTAACGATGGCCTCTGCTTCGGGAATCCAGAGTTCCACTACGTCAACCGCATCTTGCAGAGAGATCAGTTCTTCTGCGTCTCTGTCATTTATCGACAGTCTCGATGCGAGTTCATTTTTACTCATGCCCGATTTCGATTGTGGCAATCGTCGCACAAGATCGTGATTGAAGCCATTGTTGGAATCAAGAAGAAACTCTCTTGGTACACGTCTTACAGCGTGACCCATGAAAGTGGCTTTCGATATTGACGTACACACGGGATCAACGACAAAATCATCCAGGTCTATAAGTTCGGTATAGATTTGTCCAGGATCAACGTCTACGTCACCAATTTTGATATACTGTCCGCTAACCGCCACACTTGTTTTTAGAATCCCCCACGCAAATAGGGCGTCTATAACCCACGCACGAAGAATCTGTTTCATCCCAATATCTTCTTGCAGTGTGTCGAGTCCAAGACTCAGCACTTCGGCATATTGCTGTTGAGAAGTATATTGTGTGTATACTTGATTAACGGGACTCGATAGTACAAGATTTGGTACGAATGTTCTGATGGTATGGAAAATAAGATTGATCGGTTCCTCACCAGTAAGTCCGTTGAATTTATTATAATACTGGCCCACGAACTCTCGTAAAAACATGGCCCTGGCTGCACGGTATGCTTTCAATCTGCCAAACCCGGCTTTGACTACACTCTGCATTTTTACAGCGTTTATTTCCGCCATGTTTTTCCTTTCCCGTATTTCCCGCTCTTACGCATTTCGGAAAATGCAATAGCTATGGCTTGTTTTCGCGGTTTTCCGGCTCGTATTTCCGTGGCTATGTTCTCGCTCAATATCTTTTTGCTCTTACCTGCTTTAAGTGGCATAACTATACCCTCAAATCATAAGGTCTACGCCACGATCTGGCGAAACGCCTCTTATCTCTATGAGCCTTCATTATCTTATCTCGTCTGAAACCACACGATCCTTCCGGTGCGGTAGGACCTTCGTACTTGTCTTTGCCAACTTCATCATTTTCTATAGTCAAAGCATCCGCAATGACTATATCACCGTGAGTCTTTCTCGCGGATGAACTTTCCCTTACGAGGTAAGCTGGACCTATACCGCCATCAGTGTAGTAGACATAAAGCTTCACTTGTTCCAGAGCCTTTGCAGAATGGTTTATGTAGCCACCATGCGAAAGTGCCCTATCATACGCTGTTAAAAGCTCACATTTGCTGTGCTGATCCGTGTGGAATCCATAGGTTTCAGTCTTCTTATCATTCCGTTTGCCCGGAATAACCCTGCGGTAATAATAGGGATAAAAGAACGTCTTCACCAACTGTCTGCCCAAATCCCAGCCAGGACCGTTGTTCTCCCACTTTAAGAACGGTAGCTTTCTTGGATTTTTACCACCGCACCACAGAGCCAACGCAACTACTATACGTGCCATATCATATGGTGGCGTATTCGCGTCACGCCATTCCGCGATTTTCTCACCAGTTTCACGACATTTAATAGATACTACAGATTCTGATGCCCCTTGTCCTTTACCTACATCTATTCCAAAAATGTAGCTTTTGGACTGATCAGGTCTACCAAGATGCAGTTCACACCAGATTGCTAATGGACCTTTGCTACCTTTAGTAGCTCTAATAGCTCCATAGTTTCTTCGCCGTATATGTTCTTTCACTTCATCATTCGATATATCAGGACGAAGACACACATGCAAACGCCAGCGAGGTTCACGAGCGAATAGAAACTTATGTTTCTCTACATTTCCCAATGAGAAAAATACATCACCTGATTCTGTATCTTTTCTCAGGACTTCACGTGCGAGTTCTTTGGTTGACCTTACTTTTTCTTCTGCATCGAACCAGGGAGATCGTATTTCCCATTCATCAGTTTCAGTCTTCCTCAAGTATCGACCACGACCTTTATCAGGGTGTTCATGGTATGGCAATACGAAAACTCTTATTTGTCCACTGTTCTTCCACTGGCTATATTCCGTTCCCGCACCAAATGGAGTAGAATTCACGATACGCATAAATGCTACGTCCCTTGTCGCAGACCGCATATCCGTACCATTCTTGACCTTTGAAAATTCATCCAATAACAGAATGAAACGCCTATCACCTGATCCTGCGTGCTCGGTCGTGGACTCCCCATCTATACAGGAGCCGTTAATGGCGTTTTTCAAGTGCATCTTTGTACGATTCTTCTGCCCAACTCCAATATCAGGAGGAAGCATCCATTCTGGCAACCATTGATTGATATAGTCATGTTTTTGGAAAAGAGCCTTCATATTACCGGCTTTATCGACATAATCCTCAGTACGGGACATTTCCAGTATTTGTTTATCTTTAATAAACAGCCACACCCAATGAATCAGACCCACACAGCACCAACTTGCCCCCATATCACGGGCTTTATCAATGAGTATATCCCTACCGAGTGGTTCAAGCTCTTTGGCCGTAGAAAACAAACAGGCGATAAACTGTTGAAAAAGCTTATCCTGTATATCCCATGTTATGAATGGCTGATGTGGAAACTTAGCTTCAATACGACGACCAGCCTCATCTACATCGAACTGATGGTAAGTCCACATAAACGCATTTATAAAAAAGTTTACAGACTCTGCACATGCGGAGAGAAGGTCCCGTTGGAGCATTGGGTCCTTCTCTGCTCGCGTTAGTAGATTCCTACGCCAAACGATATTTTCGTCATATCGTTTGGGTATCAGCAATCCAGTTTTTTCGTCCTTTGAGAATCTCGACTCGTTCGGAAACGGTTCCTTGAGTATTGGTCTCAAAGCATCCATTGTATCCATACATTACTCCGGTGGTCTGCTCATGTCCAATTTTCCAGCCATTTCGATATTGTGCTTTACCTGTTCACTAACCTTACCGGCTGCCGTAAGGTTGTGGTTAGGATCAACCACGCTTGCAGGAGCACGACCTTCAAGCCTGGTGTATATCAAACTCATCATAGCACGATCAGGAGAGTGCTTTACCACAGTTCCTGAATCTGTCGTTTCCTCATAACCGAGTGCTATTTTCCACATCTTTCGTGCGAGAGCCTCGGCCTTCGTAGCCATTCTATCACCGTCTTCTGGATCGACTACGAGTTCAGTTTCTTCTTCCGCGATATTCCTGAGAAACTTCGACAAAAGCATACCGGCTTTTATCTTGGCGTTCTGTACCGGATCACTTGCCACGTTTTTTCGCTGCTTTCAATTCTCGTTTTGTAGCTTCAAGGTCGAATAACAAGTATTTGATCGACGCCCTCACATAATCCAATGCGTCGTATACACTGTCCTTATCAACAGACTTACCTTTACCCATAGGTAGTTCTTCAAGGATTCCCACTATCTTCGTATACAGTTTCGTCCCCATCACCGATCCTTGCACAGATATTGGCGGGCGTTACTATAATCCCATTTCCGTATCCACTATAGGTTCCTACTACTATCCCGATCAATCTACCGTCCAAGTCAAACACTGGCCCACCAGAACATCCTGGATTACCCTCGTTATCTATAAGCAGATAATCTCCTGGGCCGAACATACTTCCTATCTTACAGGTTTGCTTGGCAACTATTCCAAGAGAAGCAGTATTCAGAAGTTCTTCCATGCCAACAGGAGTAGTGATCGAGATTACGGCTGTGCCCGCCCGTGGACTCTCTAAGTCTTGCAATTCTACCCAGTGCTCAGATTTTCCCATGATATACAGCAATCCACAATCATTATACGGATCACGGACGCTTCCTATGACCATGTGCTTCTTTCCACCTTCGCCGAGAACATAGCCAAAATGACCTTCTCGGTAGGAATCGACGACATGCCCGGCAGTGAGTACCACATTGTCGTCTATAAACACTCCTGAACCTCTGGATACTGTGCAGTCCACCATAACACAGGATTTCGACAACCTGTCAATCATATCAGGTAGAGACTCCTTGAGCACCACAAGAGGCTTTTCAGATACGAGCGGCTTGTCATACACCGCAGTGCTATCTCCCAACATAGCTGTTAGAACCAGTGTTCCGACAAATATACAGAATATGAGTATACACGAAGCGCCTAAATTATCTTTCTTCACAATCACCCTCCCCTTCCTCCTGTAACTTATGTAACACAGACGGGAGCTTGAAACACGCATTGTTGATCAACTGCATGTCCGCGAGTATCTGACTATGATCACTACGAGTAAGTCGTGCGTTCTGAACGATAGAATCCACTCTGCGTAAAGCTGCAATCAGTTTTTCTTGTTCCTGTTGATCCATTTTCTACCTTTCTCGTTTAATGTCCAGTTTATGAATCCAAATATGTTGAAAAACATAAGCGGAATAACTTCAACGAACAAACCAAATAGTCGATTCGTATAGCCTACAATTAGCCACAGTATACCGCCACTCAAACATAACAAGAATCCCCATCTTACTCTCAGGGCTATCAAAGCCGTGCCGCACACGCACAATAACCCTGCCACTATGTCCACATCATACCTCGTATAGTTCTTCCATTCTGGCAACGTCAACGGCCAGTGCCGCCGAATTCAGTGTCGTGGCGATGATCAGAAAATCAGAGTAACCGTGAGTATTCAGAGACAACATAGCAACGCTGTTATTCGCCTGACTTGACACCTGATGAGCAGACGGCCACACCTCTGTGCTCGCAGTTTGTGCGATGGTGTCCACAAATACGCCCACTGTACCATCTACCTGTGTCCCACCAGTTAGCGTATACGTCCCGATTAGGATATAATGATCGCTGCCTCTCATAGCGTAAATATTGATTACGTTCGAGTCCGCATCCGCCGAGCACAGAAACCGCATATTCAGAGCCGGTGATCCATCATCTATCTGAATCCTGCAAATACCCGTAGCCGTGAGACGATGTACGGTAGTCGCACTCTTGTCTGTATCCAGGGCAGCCTGTGCTGTGGTCAATGTCTTGATCCGCTTAAAGCCGTATTGCCTCTGGAATTTACTCTCATAACTGTTCATAGTTACTCCTGTTCTCTGAGTATATCTTCTTTCCTGATTCCTTTTATATCGAGTTTGCTGAGATCATTCGGGCAATGAAGATCATCAGGTATCTGTATCGGATCACCAACTTTGTGGGTATACCATACGGGCAGACGTTTCTCATATCCACACGCGAAACAGTGATACCTAACTAAGACCCTTATGATTTTGCCAACCATCAATTCATTGCCCTGTCGATAAGCCTCTTTGCCGCCTGTTCCCTGGCTATTCTCGCCTGTGCAGTCCCCAGATCATCCAGCATACGCCGCTCATCCGTTAATTCCCGCATTTTCGCTCTAAACTGCGTAAACGGCATATTCTGACCTTCTGGGCCAAAGCCATCCCAAACCTCTTTTATCTTTTCGTCACTAATCACAACACGTTCTCCCGAAATGCCTTCAACCTCATCAATTTCAACGACGCCTGCAAGTATGCCTTTGACTCTGGATTTTTCTTATACCTTTTCAGACAATCCACGAACAACTTCCTATATGCTTTCAAGTAACGCCCACCTTTTTCCAGGGCAAACTCGAACTCCGCTTTCATGGCGTGGTACTCTTTCCAGAAATCAGAGTCCATTCCCCAACAAAAGCATTTCTCGTGGTAGCATTTCCTGTGCTGATCCTCGTGTGCGTAAACTATCTCACGTTCTACCTGCGTTAGTTTGTCGCTGAGGTAAATGCAGTCGTCCTCAGAGTCATACCAAGCAAGCGGCTGCAGGTCTCTCAACGCCGGGCCTGTGTCAAAATGGTATGTGATCACCTTGTCCATCATACTAAATTCTCACATATTGACATGTAATTAGTACGTCCCTCTATATATACTGCGGATACCCAACCTTTTCTTCTGATTTCGCCAGGATTTTTCGGATTTTTCCTAAAATTTTTAATAAATTTGTGTGGTAGGGTCCCCTATTGTGGATATTCTGGAATTTCTACGTCGCACCTGGAAAATTTTTATTATATTTTTGGACCTGGACCTACCGGAATACTCGGAAATTTTAGTGATTGTGGGGTCTGAGAGGGGGGAGAGGACCCGTTCACTCGTCCGATAATAAAGGGCACTACCGTGGGGTATACGGGGTCTGGAATACGGTCAGTTTATATGGTCTGTAGTGGTTGTATCAATTTGGTATACCTACTTTGGGGTAGATTGGCGATGTATATGTTGTCTTGTGTGTGCACACCTACTACTGGGTACATATGGGTCTGGAATGAAGTCAGTTTGTGACGATTAGGTATCGATTGTAACGATTTGGTATACCTATTTAGTGGTAGATTGGCGATATATGCCGAATTATTTAGTCCACAATCAGGCGAAAAAATGGCGTTTTTACGCTAATAATGCGGTTTTTTGGTCTGGGACTCCATCCACCCTATCCCAGATATTAAAGGTCTTTGGCATACCACAACCATTCTGGTATGACAGCAATTAGCAATTACCTAAATTCCATAACTCCAGCGTTTCCAGCCACTTATAAAAATAAGTAAAACAAGTGGTTTTTTGTAACCACGATGTCATACCACTTTTCAAACCTCTCCTATAGGGGAAAATTATCTCACATAATAGGCGAATTATTATATCTTGTATTGAATAGAAGAAGAATTAATATATCTACTATTAAATACAGGATATTTTAATTCTTGTTTATAATACCCTGTTTTTTCTGTATATATATAGGTTCAGAAAATGGTATGACAGGCGGGCAAGTGAATAGACCTTAAATATCCGATAATCATATCCCATTGTAATACATGCACTTGTGATTGTCTACATTCTTATCCACTGCCCGTATAATATGAAAAATGGTATGACAGCTAAGGGGTCATGGTATGACAGGGTCGATGACATCTTATTATGTATAACGATTATATGGTCTACAGCGTATGTTTACGGTGCGACTAATTCGGCAATACACCGACACAAAGGGGAATTTTTACGTCTACAATAGCACCACAAGAATCACGATATAATAATTCTTGAAATAATTCCGAGATTTTCTCTTGACACACGATGCAGCTTGTGGTATAGTTACAGCATTGCATAGTGCTTGTTTGACAAGTCAATAGGGTTTGGAAGGGGTCAATTATGATTAGCGGCTAAAACCCGCAAGCCTATTCCTGTCTTCTCCCGACCACGGGAATAGGTTTATAGGTTTTGTCGTAAGCTGTTTGAAAAGTGAATAGGTCTAAGGTTAAGAGGTGAATAATGGTAGTGCTAACAGGCTATGATGCAAAGAAAAAACTGGACTTGCTGTTGTATGATGAAGAAGCGAGGCGTCATCCAGAAAATCGAGAAGTGGTTGGCGTGTATGAAGACGGCGAGTGTAAAAAGTGGGTTGCATTCGACAATGTAAACGGATGCTGTTTTGTAGAAAATTTTAAGAGTTTGGAAGCGGCATTAGCGTATATCTTTCAATATGCACCTTTTAAGGTTTACTAACAGCCCGTAAGGTAGACCCGTTATGGAAGACGGGTACTCCTTGTGTGCTGTTTGGAAAGAGAATAGGTCTAAGAGAAAAGGAACGGCGGTAAAATGGCAAAGTATGTAGTACGTGTTACTAAAGTTTACACTAAACCGATATTTGTAAAAGCTGACAGTGAGAAGGACGCCGAGGCCAGAGCACAAAGCCTCTGCTTTACAGGACGATGCGATTTGGGCGATGACAATTTTGACCATTTTGAATGTCATACCATAGCAGAGGTCCCCAGCTAACAGCTTGTAGTACAGGCCTGTTACGGATAACAGGTCTATGCTGTGTGCTGTTTAATGAGAGAAAGGTTTAGCATGTCAACAAACAGAACGATACCTACTCCAGCATGGGCGAATAAGGTTGCTAAGGAAGTGCTGGGACAACACGGGTTGACAGGTAGGGATATAAGAATCTATTTCCAGACTGGTGGCGGGAATACCTTAGGGCAGTATTCGCATATCGGACGAAAGATAAAGATTTTCCGTTCTGGGGACCCGTCGTCCTATGAAATAGGTGTATTGTTGCATGAATTGTCTCATGCAATAGTACGATACCGGCATGGTACTCACTGCCGACGTGTAAAGGAACAGAGTCATACAAAAGAGTTTTGGGATATATGCTGTGATCTCACAGAACAGTACGGAGGCAAATATCTGTTGGCGTTGGCGTCTGTAACTACAGGTTATAAACGAGGACAAAAAGCGATGCAGAAACGGGCAGGTCAAAAATTTTCTCTTGACTTGCTAATAAAGTTATGGTATGATAGAGGTTGAAGCGGAAAATAGTACGAGTACAAGAGGTCAATATGTCATTAAAACGCGACAGACGACAGCTTACAAAGCAAGGTCGAAATAAGTGTACGTTAACAGCGGTGTGCGCCCACTGCGGCATGCTGCCGACACTTGACATACTATGGGATGATGGTCTTTGTTCAGTCTGTCATTATAAAGCTGGAAAGCATTATCAGAGAGCAAAGACAGCAATACAAGATAAGTACTATAGGGCGGGCATACGGAAACGGTCTGTTATCGCATATGAAGGAGGATCGGTTTTCATGCGAATACTTTTTATGAAATTATTTTTGGCAATTCTAAACTCGGAAAGCTTGAATAAGACTCCGAAAGCGCCAAATTATAAACTCCCCTTTAGTCCGTATTGGCTCGAACGCCTTGAACGCCTTGAACATGGAAGACAACTTTAATCGGATTAAAGAGAAGGAATAACAATGAAAGCATGGCGTTATAGAATCTACTGTGAAGACGTTGAACGGGCAAGGATAGAACGTATTGTCGGAAACGTGTTTGAAGCTTTCACGATAATTGAAGCAAAAGGATTTTGGCGAGGAAAATCAGAGCATAGCCTTGTTATTGAAATAATAGAACGATGTCGTTCTCACAGCATAATTGCAGGGGTATGCAATACGATCCAAACGGTATGCAAACAAGAAGCGGTCCTGTACACTGCCGAAACCGTCAATATGAATATGATAACCTTTTAACCTCCGATGTATGTCTATTATGGAAAATAGGCATACGTCCGATGTTAGAGTTTAATAAGAGAATAGGTTTAATCTGAAAGTGAGGTAGAGCATGGAAAAAGTGGGAAAAGAACGGGTTTACATGAATGGGGAACAAAGCGTAGTGGACTTGATAAAACTTCTGGAATGTTATCCGCCACACCTTAGAATCGCCGACGGTAGTTTCGTTGTGGCTGATCCCCGTCGTATTGAACAGTGGAAGATCGTCATGACAGACGAAATCACGGGGCAAGAGATTGTTTTCAATAAAGACATACCCTTGTCGGTATCGAACGCCGTTGACGATATGATCGCTGAGCACTATTTTACGACATGGGCGGACGGGGACGATTTGTCAAAAATCATAGAAAAGGACTAACAGCCCGTAAGGTAGACCCGTTATGGAAGACGGGTACTCCTTGTGTGCTGTTTGGAAACGGGTTTGGGAGGTAATGGAATAATGGCAAGACAGATAACAAAGAATGAAGCAAAACTGTTTTATGACAACGCCAAAATATCGGAAGCGATCAAAGCGGTTGGACAAATAGCCGATCCCTGTCCTCGTTTGGTTTGGGCGTTGGAAAATTTGCGGTCGGTGTATACATTTAATCAAAGTGAATTGAAGATATTGCACGGGGAAATGACAAAATGCGAATAATAGAAGCAATAGAGTCTTACGGGTACTACAAGGACTGGTATAAAAATGACTACCAGTTTTTAATAAATCGTTTTGGAGAAGACGCCGATCTTATGGCTGGTTTGTTGGCTGCAACGAGTCCCCGTGTATCTATGAAAAGATCATGGATGTTAGCCTTGCAAGTTTACAATGCCTTCAAAGCAGGAAAAGAATTTGATGAAGCTGGATACATGCCCGCACACTTGTCAAATATAAAGCGTGTTCTATCCGGCGAATCTTTGTCCGGTCCGAAGGTAACGAGGTTCTACAAGAATCTTATGGGCGATGATAACGCCGTTACTTTAGATACATGGATGATCAGATTCTTGACCGACGGAGAAAAGGAAACAGTTTCCGAAAAAGAATACAAGCGATTAGAACGCAACTTTAAGCGAACGGCGAAACGGTACGGATATACACCGGCAGAATTGCAGGCCATAGTATGGATCGCATACCGAAAATCACAAGGGTTGAAACCCAAATCGTATAAGTTAGTCGGTGATGAAAAGCAGATGATGTTTGAGTTTATGGAGGTGATGGTATGAAAAAGTACGAGTTTACAGGTGAAACGAAAGCACTGGATAACGGAGTTATCCTTCACAGAATCAGAGCACTACGTGGTTTTGGTAGTGTCAAAGCTGGGGACCTCGGTGGTTGG